GTCCCGACACCTTGCGCCGCGAGAACCTTACCCTTTCCCCCCCTAACCTATTGAAACAAAGGGACTTACAGTAGGCGAAGTTGGCCTAGAATCGTCGCGCCCTTGCGCCCGTTGCATTCACGACACGTGCATTGGGTGTTCTGGTAGGTATGCGCGCCGCCGCACGCCAACGGCACGATGTGATCCAACTCGGGCGCGTCGTCGCGCATGGTTCCCGCCGCGCGCAGTGGCGTACGTCGGCCGCACAACTGGCAGCGCCAACGGTCGCGGGCAAACACGACGCGCGGATCGACGGATTCGTATTCCGCCTGTCGCTTTCGTGCCCGGCGTACGCGCTTCGCGATCCGCCGGTTGCGTCGTCGTTGGCACGACCGCGAACAGTAGGCGCCGCAACCATGGATCGGGTAAAAGGCAACGCCGCAGAGATCGCAACGGATCGGCGCCTTCAACACGCGGTGAAACGCGCGGGTTGCCTCCCTCAGAAAATCCGCGACCGCTTGCCGTTCCGCTTGCCGTTGTTGCCGTGTGGCTTTTCGTTCGGCCTTCTGTTGTTCAGCCCGTTCGATCTTGCGCCGTTCCCGGTCTGGTCTTGTCGCCTGTCGTTGTTGCCGTTGGTACGCATGCCCGCACGCGCGCGAACAACATAGCCCGACGTTTCCGCTACCTGATTTGCGACGGAACACCGTTCCGCACGCGGCGCACTGTCGATCAGCTGATCGCGGCTGAGTGCGAGCAAGCGCGATCCGCTGGCAGGCGTCGCCGCACGTGCGACGAAACCCACGAAACGACGCGCCGCAATACTCACACTGCCGACTCGGCGGTTGTTGACCCTTGCGCGGCATTGGTTAGGAAAATCGCAAGTTTCGAATCGACCCGCGCGCGTCGATTGCCTTGCGCTTGTTGCAGTCAGAGCACAGCGATTGATGGTTCGTCGGATCCCAAAACAGGTCGGGCCGGTCGGCGGCGTCGACGATATGGTCGGTCACGTCGGCCAGCGTAGGGCGGGCGTGCACGCCTGAGGGGTAACCCTCGCACCATGGGTGATCGTGCAGCCTACGCCGACTGTAGCGCGCCCAATCGTTGGTGTAGCCGCGCGCATGCCGGTTGCCTCGGGCGCGGTCGTCTCGCTGGTTGGTCTGGCTTCGGTGCAGCTGGCAGAGACCGACACCGCGCACGCTACAGCCCGGGTAGGGACAGAACCCAATCGGCCGGTTCGGCATAGCGATTACCCGTTACCGCCGCGCTAGTGTTTCACGTGCAACAACCGTGTTGAAACCTGAACGTTCGGGTTTAGGATCCGGCAGGTATGGCAATACAGCCGACCTCGACGACGACCAGCCGACACGACGACCCGCTGTTACGGGCCGTCGACTACCTCAACGCACTACCGCTTGACGTACTCGGGAGTGCGGCGCGCGGCGATATCGACCTGAACAAGATCGCCCGTGTCCTGTACGCCCGACAGAGTCGCAAACGCCGACGCGAATCGTAGGGGGTACCGACCATGACCGACAAGGATCCGCACGCCGTCGCCATGGGGCAACGTTCCGCACAAGTGCGATCCGACGCCAAGCGCGCAGCGAGTCGCGCCAATGGCCGACGCGGCGGTCGCCCGAGTGCCGAGACCCGGGTACGCGCCGCGTTCGGCGACCTCGATTCCGAGACACAAACCCGCGTCGTCGACATTCTGAAATCGGCGAACGCGTCGTACTTGCTGCACGTGATCGGAGTACCGCAATGATCGAATCACGACGCCATGCCCGATTCGTCGATCTCGCCGCGCTGGTGTTGCTATTCGCGCTGGTGCTTGCCGCCGACGTCGCCGACGAATGGCGCGCGCTGGTGCTGTTCCTGATCGCGATCCTGTTGATTCTCGTCTCGATTGCGCTGCGCGCGCTGGCGTCGCGATCATGAATGGCCCGCGTACACCGACCGCGCCGCCCGACCTCGGGCACGTGACGATCTCGACGTCGGCGGTTGCCTTGATCGGTCTCGCCGACTACCCGCTGATCACTAAGGTCACGCTGGGATCGTTGACCCACATTGCCGGACCTCACTCGACGTTGCGCGCGCTGGCGGCGCACTTGTCGCGCGTCGCCGACAGTCTGACGATCAGCCGACAGGCAGCTATCGACGCACTCGGCACCATGCGCGCCAACGGGTACGACGACACCGACGTCGACGCGTTCACGATCAGCGATATCGGCGGCGGGCAGCTGCGCGGGTACCTGTTGACGCGCGACGGGCTGTTGCCGGGCGACGCCATGGCGCACGCCGATCACATTTGCGAGACGACCGGATCGGCCATGTTCGGCGGGCCCGCCGGATCGCGCGCCCAACGTGCGTACTACGCGACGACGACGCGTTACGACGGCGAGTGAGGATCGACGCCATGCCGAAACCGACGACCGTTGACCGGGCCAGCGAATCAAAATTCAGCTGTCCGTTTTGCCACTGGTCCGTTACGCTCTCTCCTGCAATGGAGAGAGATTGGACCCTCGACGGCACGTTGCCGATCAAGTGCCCGCATGATCTGGCGCGCTTGGTGCGCGTCGTGATCCCGTTGCACTCAAAACCATGACCGACACGCGACGCCAAATCACGAAATCGATCACGGTCGTACTCGCCAGCGGTGAACGGATCGACGTGACCGGGTTAACGGCCGACGCCGTGATCGCGTTGCTGCGCGAACGCGGGATCCGTGCGGCCGATATCAAGACGACCGAACACGTCGTCGGCCCGGCGGATCGCTGATGCGGTACTTCTGTCATTTCTGCGGCCGGTCGGTCACGACCGAACTACCCGACGACAGCGTGATCCGCGCCGTACTCGTCTGTCCCGAGTGCATCGAGGATCGGCGCATCCTGATCCCGTCGGAACCGCATACCGTGTCGCCCGGCGGCACGCCCGCCGACGCCGAATACTGGCGACGGCGCAACGACCAGAGACCCAAGTGATCGAGTCGTCGTACCGCGCGATCTGGCCGATGTTCCATGGGCACCCGCCGCGCCCACTGTGCCAACGCTGCACCAAGTACGCGACGGGATCGATCCGAACCCGCGAGTACGGCCGCGAAGTGATGTGTGCATGGTGCGGTACCACGATGGAACGGTGCGACAAGCGCGCGCGCTTTCATTCGTGGTACCCGCAACCCGTTCGGCGTCGTTGGTGGCGTCGACTACTTGATTGGATCCGACATGACGACGCCCGGTGATCCGCCGCCGATTCGACGCGGCGATTTCGTGACCCTAGAGGTATCCGTCGACGAGAACGGCCGACCCGAGACCGTGTCCGGTATGGTGATCCTTGCGTCGGCGAACGGCGCGTCGCTGATGATTGCGTTCGACGCGATCATCGATGGTTGCGTCGGCATGATGCCGCTTGGGTTGTGCACGGCGGCGCACGCCGTCGAGGATCCGCACTATCACAACGTCGTCACGGGTACGCGGGTCAACGTGCACCGCACGACCGCGCCGGGCGCGCCGGTTCATTGATCGCGCTGGTCACGGGATCGCGGAACTGGACCGACCGCGCCGCCGTCGAACGCGCGTTCGATCAGTACCGCCCAACGCTGATCGTGCATGGCGACGCGCGCGGGCTGGATACCCTCGCCGATCAGGTCGCGGAGAAACGCGGTATTGATCGCGTCAAGTGCCCGGCCAATTGGGTACGCCACGGCAAGCGCGCGGGCATGATTCGCAATCGCGCCATGATCGATCTGATGCGACCGCACGTCGTGATCGCGTTTCCGTTGCCCGCGAGTGTCGGCACGGTCGGCATGATCGGGTTGGCGCGGCAACGCGGGATCGCCGTTGCGATCTGCGGCGAGGATTTCTGATGTCTCGACGACGCCCGACGTTGCCACTCCCGCGCCAGACCCGCGACCCGAACCCGGCGGCGGCGAAGCTAAACGCCGCCAACGTGCGGGCGATCCGGTTGCGCTACGGTCTCGGTGAATCGAAACGATCAATCGCGCGGCGGTACGGCGTGTCGCCGACGTGTATAACGCAGGTTGTCGAACGCCTCACATGGCGACACGTCAAGTAGTGCCGTCGCCGCACGTGTGCGCGTGCGGGATCCGGCATCAGCCGCATACGGGCCGGTCGAAACACAAGCGGTACTGTTGCCTCGTTTGCCTATGCGGGCGGCAGCTGCCGCAGCGATCACCGGTCGTCGTCGGTCGGGATCGCACCGTACGCGTACCCGCCGAGTAACGCGCGCGCCGTGCGCGTGAGTTCTTCGGATCGCGCGACGAACGCGCGCGCCTCGGGATCGTTGGGCAGCGTGCGCGTTGCGTAATCCTCGACCGGGCGCGGGTCGCCGTTGGTCGTCACGATGTTTGGCCCGCCGAGTCGTTCGATCTGTTTGCCGATCTCGACGAACTCGGCCAGCGACAACCAGCGGTCGGGTTTGCACCCGTACATGCACGACAACGATTTCGCCGTTCCCCACACTCGACAGATCAGCGGGCGCACGTGGTACACGCTGCACCGACCGTTGCGGAGATAGACGCACCGTTCGTCGCGCCCGGTACCGGTCGTCGTTGGTTTCTTTCCTGAGACCATGCGGAGTCGCCGCGCCTCGATCAGTGCCATCGGGATCGGGCCACAGCTGCCGCCGCACTTGCCAACGCACTGCACGCGCGGCAGCTGCGCATACAACGCGTCGAGTGCGGCGAGGTCGCGCGCGTGCGGTTTACTCACTGGTCGTCGTCCGTGGGCGGCGTCGGCAGGATCACGGCGTCGCGCGCCGGTTCAACGCTGGCGATGTGTTCGCGCGCCAGCGTGAGATAGAACGGATCGACGCCGGGATCGACGTGCGACAGGTGCCAATCGGCGCCGACCCGTCGTTCGTAAATCAGCCGGGCAATCGCCCGCGTGACGGTCTCGGCGAGTTCGTGCGCGTCGGCCCATTCGTCGCAGTTTAAGCACTCGCCGTTGTGATCGGGCCGGAACTCCAGACATGGCATCTTGGGCATAGGGAACGAGCATAAAACAGAAACGCCCGGCGTTGGCCGGGCGTTCGTTGGCGGGTTGGGCGTGCGACGTTCAGCGTTTCCGGCGGCGCGGGCGGGCGTCGATCTCGCCGTGCCTAGATCAGTTCGGTTGCCGGTTCCGGGATCGGGATCGTCGTGTGTCGCCATAGGTGCAGTACGTTCGGGTTCGTGTTCACGTACCGCGAACGCCTCGGATGAAATTGGATCGCGACGTCCTCGGGATCCCAAAACACCGATTTGATGAAACACATTTCCCGCCATGTCGGGATCCGCAGCTGCACGCGATCCCGGCCGAGACGTTTGCGCGCCGAGACCGACACGTGTTCCCAGCCCGCCCATGGCGGCGGGTCGGGATCATCCGGCCCGGGCGGCAACGTGCCGTCGTCGGCGATGGCGTACAACAGCCAGCCGCTTTCGGGCGACACGAATAGAAACGCGCCGCGCTGGTCGCCGACCTCGCCGCCGTAAAACGCAACGCGCGCGTGTTCGTCAACGTGGAACATGGCGCGTCACTCAAACAGATCGCGTTGCGTCGTCGGGCGCGACGGCGGCGGCGCGACGCGGGCGATTGCCTCGTATGCGTCGCTGGCGGCGCGACCCTTCGAACAACGCGGCGACACCGTCAACGGGCACGCGACGGCGATGTACGCGTGCGGGCTGGAACTATTCCGTTGCCGGATCGGGTTCATCAGTCGCCCGCACGTGACGCACTCGACGCGAATATTGAGCAGCAACGATTTGTGTTCGCGCGGTACGTCGATATCGAACCGGTGTCGCCCGTCGTCGCGGTCGTACTGCGAGTGACGGATCAGCGACCGGATCAACGGCCAACGTTCGTGTTGCAGGATCGGCGGCGGCGGTCGGTGCATGGCGATCACCAGCGCGCGTCGCGACGACGCGGGTTCCGCTTGACCGACCGCGTTTTGTTCTCGACGCGATCCCGAAACGCCAACGCCTCGGGACACGACACGAAATGCGATTGTCGACTCTCGATCCAGACGATCAACCCGCCGTCGCGTTCGACCGCGTCGACGACGATCAGCGGCGAGTCGACCGGCATGCGCCGCTTCCCGTACAGGGTCGTGACCCATTCGATTGGACGTCGGCAGCTGGCGGCGTTGCACGTCGCCAACGCGGGCGGCGTCGACCGCATAACCGGGATCGTTTTAACCGGGGCAGTATTCGGCGTCGTCATACCTCGACCTTTCGTTGTAATAGCCGGGCTGTTAGCCCGGCCGCACCATTTGCCCGTACAGCGGCGCGGGTCGCCGCCCATGTCTAACCCTTGGCGACCTCGCGTTCGTCGCTTGGTGATACGCTGGCGCGCCGGGAATACGCTTTTCGACGGCGCGCCTTGGGCGGTCCAAAGCCAGCGAGCACCGATTCCGTTTGGCTGAGGTACGAATCGGCCCGTTCCAACTCAGCGGCGGCGGCGGTGAACGCGTGTTGCGTCGTCGCGAATAGCCGGGCTGCGGCGAACAGTCGCGACCATGCGTCGCGCACCGCGTCGGCGGCAGCTGCCCGCGACGGCGGCGCGTCGTCGGCGTCGTCGAACGCGAACAGCGACGCGCCGTTGATCGCGCCGTTCGGTTTCGGGTTGCGCGGTCGCCCGGGTCGGCGGCGGCGCGTTGGCGTCGTTGCGTCGTTCATCGGTTCTCCGTTCTCGCTGCGAGTGCGCGTCGCACCAACGCGACGGCGGCACCGCTGGCGACTTGTTGCGGCGTGACCGTCAAGACGATCCAGCCGTCGATCTGCGCGGTGTTGCGTTTCTCGTTGTCGGACAGCACGCCCGCCGGTCGCTGGTGTCGTCCGTGAATCCACAGCCCGCCGTCGATCTCGATTGCGACCTTGCGCCCGGGCCATGCGTAGTCGAATCGCCATTGACGCCCGTGCACCAACGCGAATCGGTATTCGGCAATCGGCGTCGGCAATCCCGATAGCGTGCAGACGCGGTCGAACGCCAGCGGCGCGCGGCGCGTCACGACAGCGGCAACAGCTGGTCGTCGTCGCTGGTCTCGGCGAACAGCGACCCTTGACACAACCGACGCACCGCGACGGCGCAGTACTCGACGCGGCGTTCGATCAGAATTGCTTTGCGCCCCAAACGTTTTGCGGCAACGCCGGTCGTGCCGCTGCCCGCGAACGGATCGAGGATCACGTCGCCCGGGTCGGTGAACTCGGCGATCAGCTGCGCGATCAACGCCTCGGGTTTCGGGCACGGATGTTCGGGCCGATGCAACCCGCGCGCGGTCGGCACGACCCACACCGCCGACCGCCCGCCGCCGTTCCATCGCAGCTTGCCGGGCGCATGGCAAATCGTCAGCGGTTCGAATCCAACCGCCGGGCGGTCGCCGGTCAGCTGCGGCATGGAATCCGGTTTGACCCATGCGCCGGTACGCACGTACCGCAACCCGTTCGCCGTCAACGCGTCGCGCCAGCGCGGGCACGTCTCGACGTCGGAGAACACCAGCGACCAGCGGCGCACCAAGCGCGCGGCGTGCGCCGACAGCGGCACGACGAGATCGTCGAGGGATCCGATCTCGCCGTCGGCCAGCTGGCGCGCGGCGGTGTGTTGCCGGTCGCTGCCCTGCGATTGCGACAGCAACGAATCGAGACGGCCATAGATCGCCGCGTCGTACGGCGGATCGGTGATCAGGTGATCGACCGCCGCCAGCGTTGGCAACACGTCGCGACAGTCGGCGTAGAACAGCGTTACGGCGTCGTCGGCGTAATACGGCGGGATCATCAGTGCGCCGCCTTTCGTTGCTGCGCGCGGGCGGATTTGATCGCCCGCGTGACCGTTGCGGTCGTGTAGGGGATTCCGAACTTGGCGGCGCGGCGTTTCACGAGTTCGACCAGATCGCCGTCGTCGTTGCTGGTGACCCTCTCCGCGAGGATCAACCGCGCAATCGTTCGAACGCTGCGCGTCGGATCTTCTGATCGGGTACCCCTGTCAGAAAGAACGCGCGAAGCGCGCTTTTCTCTGACTGGTGTTGATCGGATCTCGGATCCTTCGATCCGTAGCTGGTTGGTACTGTTAGCTGTACGTACCTTCACTTCTCTTAGGCGGGAATTTCCCGAAACTTCCTGAACTTTTCGGGAATTTTCCGAAATTGATCGTTTGGCGCGGGGTTTCTCATACTCATCAGCGAATTGCGACCGCGCGCGGTACCGCAAAGTTTGGTGCGCGTCGAACGCCACAATCACGATCACCGGTCGACCATCGACCGGAGAGTCGTACCGACGGATCAGGTTGACGACGCGCAGAACATCTAACGCCCGTTCGAAATCGCTTTCGGGTCGCGCGTTCACTGGATCGACGAGCAATTTGATCGTCAACGCGTCGCCCGGTAACCGGCCGTGATCGTCGGCGTGCGCCAGCAACAGCGGGAACAGGCCCGACACGAACTCGGCCAGCGACGCCGGGTCGGTCGTCGGCTGTCCGAGTACTTCGAACAGCCGACCGCGTTTCTTCGACGTCGACCACGATTTTGACAACATGCGACCACGTGCCATGACCCGACCTCGGTTCGCTAGCGCACGTTGTCGAACAGCGGCAACGGCTTTCGGTTCGCGATCTTGCCGAGCAACGTATGCACTTCGGCGGCGGTCTCGTCGACGCGCTTTTTGCCCGCTTTCGCGCGCGCGTCGAGCATGGCGAACGCGTCGATTGCGGCGCGGTGTTCGGTTTCCTTCTGAACGAGATCCGCTAACAGGTGATGGGCGTTGGCGCAATCCGGTACGAACGTCTCGTACTGGTCGCGCGTGCGGTTCAACGCCTCGACGTCGTCGATCTGCGCCGCCAGCGGCAGCGACGCGATCAGGTGCATGCACAGCCCGCCCGACGCGTTCTCAGTCGTCACGTCGAGTGCCGACAGGATCATCCCGTCGGCGTCGATCTCCACTGCGTACGTCGTCGGTGCCGCGTGGTGTTTGATCAGTGCCCGCGTCGTCGTGTTCATCGGTCGTACCTCCGGTGAGTCGTTCAGCGATTCGGATCTGTGCGTCGAGTTCCAGCGGGTCGGGTTCCATGGGTTCCCCATGCGGCGTCGCGTGCGCGCCGGGTAGTTCGCGGATCGCCGTCAACGTCGCGGCGACGAGTGACGGCGCGCGGAACGTGGCGAGTACGCGACCGCCGCGAACGAGATCGAAGTACCGATCAGTCATCCTTGGTGCGCGGCGGGTTGTCGGGTACGTCGAACCGCTTTTGTTGCCGGTCGGCGCGCTGGTGATCGTCGTCGTCGCAGTACTCGCACAGCCATTCGGTACCGCGTTCGGCCGAGTGACGCGGGATCCGTACGGGACACCGCGCCTTGCACCGCGAACAGCGAGGCATCATTTGCCCGACCTCGATGCAACGCCGGTCGTCTTGACGGCCGACACGCCCGGGATCGCCAGCCGCGACCGCAACGACCGCGCTTGCGCGTTGAGTGCGACCATGTCGGGTTTGAGCAGCGCGATCCATGGCGCGTGCCCGGCGGCAGCGCGCACCAGCGCGCCGAGATCGTCGACGCGCGCCGACCACGTTTCGCGCGCACTGATCCCGGTCGGCAGCGCGGCGGGCGTGATCGCCGCTGGCGGCAGCGACGCGATCTCGTCGCGCACGTGTTCGGCGGCGGCGAAATCGCCCGCTTGTTCGGCGGCGTCGAGTTCCGCTGTCAGTGCGACGACCTCGTCGTCGCGGTCGCGGTCGGCGTCGAGACGTTCGGCGTTGACCCGCGCCCGTTCAGCGGCGACCCAGACCGACAGGAGGTCGCGCGCCCGCTGTTCGATTCGGGCGGTCTCGTTCTCCGCGTCGCGTTTCTCTCGCAGCAATTCGCGGTGTGCGGCGAACGCCCGGGCGATATGCGGGTCGAACGTCGCGGCGATCTTCGCGCGCAGCTGAACGCACGCGCCGAGTACGTCGGCGACGATCTCGGCGGTCTCGGTGTTGGTGATCGTCGCGATCCCGGTCAGACGGTCGGCGACGTCGGTTGCGTCGACGTGCGGTGCGTCGATGGCGAGTCGCATTTCGTCGGGCGGGTAGTCGGATCGTTCCGCCATCACAACCGCCCGGCTTTCGCGCGCGCAATCGTGACCGCCGCCAGAAACACCGACGCATCGTTCGGGTTCACCAGCGGGCGCAACCGGTACCCGCCGTCGCCGCGCAGCTGCACGACCCAGCGGCGCGTGCGCACGCGCACGACCGGCGGGAACAGCCGCACGTATCCGGCGGTCTGGTACCCGACCCACGGCGGGATCTCGCCCGTCTTGAGATCGACGAGATCGACCATGTCGGGGTACGCGTCGGGGAACCGCCCGCGCAGATCGCAGGTACCCGCGACGCCTAGCGACGCGTCGCCTAGCCGTTCTTCGCGGGCGACGACCTCGTATGCGGTCTCGGCGAGAAACGCCCGGTACGCGTTCAGGTACGGCGCGGTCTCGTCGTCGCCGTCGAACGCGCCAAGTGCAATCGCGGCATGTACGCGCGTGCCGAGTGCGCGCGCGTCGTCGGTGAAAAACGCATGGTCGATCAACGACGCGGCATCAATCGCCCGCGTCACGCTGATCAGGTCGCGCCCGTCGAGTTCGTACCGGTGCGTCGGTTCGTCGAACGTCAACCCGGGCGGCGTGAACGACGCGGGCAGCTGCGCCGGGCGCGGCGACAGCTGCACCAGCGTTCGGCGTTCGGTGCGTCGGACGCGTGCCGTACTCACGACACGACCTCGCCGTCGACCGGCGCGTCGCCGTCGTCGGATCCGGGTTCGCGTTCGGCGGCGGCGTCGGCATGCGCGGCGCGTTCTTCGTCGACGGCCGACAGTGCCGCGATGATCAGGTCGTACTTGTCGCGCGGGATCTGGTCGGTGTGATCGATCCCGTGCGCTGCAAGGATCGCTTTGATGGCGGCGTGATCGCGCCCGTGTTCCCGGGCAATGGCGAACAGCCGTTTACGCTGGCCGTCGGTGATCACGGGCGCGCCGGTCGGTGCCGCGACCGCCGGGCGCGCGGGCGCGGCGCGGCGCGGCGATCCGCCCGGGCGCGGGTCGTGTTCGTCGCCGTCGATTTCTTCGGCTGAGACCTCGCCGAACCCAACCAGATTGGAGATCGCCCGGTTGAACGCGCGGGTATGCGCGTGCGATCTGACGTTGTGTTCGGTCGCCTGCGACATGCCGCCTTTGGCGAACTTCTCAATCGACGAACACGCGCCGTCGCCCGTGACGGCGAGACCATCGGCACCAGCGGCGCGGTACGTCACGCGATACACGACGTTCTCGGCACCGTTGGGCAACACGCCGAACACGTCGCGGAGTTCTTCGACCGGTTCGACCGACAACCGAAACGCGATCCGCACGGCGCGCCAATACGGTTTGCGCCGGAACTTCCGGTCGCCGATGGTCATGATCGCGTCGGGTCGCGCGCGGTCGATTGCCGCTTGGATCTCTAGGTAGTGATCGAACGCTTTGGCGAGTGCGGCACCGTTCAGCAACGGCGCGGGCGTAGCTGTCGCCAGCGCGGTACTTTCCTCGGGCATGGGGCAACCCTCCTGATTGGGAGAACCGGTTACGACTGGTCGGCAGCGACGGCGGCGGGCGCGCCGTTCACGGGCGCGCGGCGGCGGCGACGCGGGCGCGGGCGCGCGGTGTGATCCTGCCCGGCGCGGTCGCGGAGATCGGCGGCAACGTCGACCTTGCGCCAGCGGTACGGACGCACGTCGTACGGTTTCGGGCGGAACTGGCCCGCCAACACCCGGCGGCGGATCGTCGTCGCGCCCAGCCGGTAGATCCGCGCGATCTCAGGGAGTAGGAGGATCAGCGGCGCGTCGTCGAGACTCTTGTACGCCGCGGCGTCGTCGTCGTCGTGATTTTTCGAACGCATGACGGCACGGTATACGCCCGTCAAAAGCGAGTGTCAAACTCAGGCGGGATCTAACGACCGCAAGCGATCAGAAACGACCGGAAACGCTCGCAATGTGCCGTCACTTGGGTTTATGCTGAGCGCCAGAAATTCGCCGGATGGCGGCGAATCCCTGTCAATACGTGAATTGGACTATCCCCAGCATGACGAACCGACGCACGCCCAAACCCGATGTAGTGAACCCGCCGCAACGCATGGTGTTCGGTGCCGCGCTGCGGCAAGCGAGACTCGACGCCGGATTGACGCAAGAGGATCTCGCCGAACGCCTCGGTATGCGTCGACCGACGCCGATCTCTAGCTGGGAACGGTCGGCGCACGTGCCCGAACCCGGAACGATCAAACGGCTGGCCGACGCTATCGGGTGCCCGCCCGCGAAGCTATTGCGCGGCGTCGTGACGCCGTACGATGAACTCCGCGAGTACACCGCGTCGCCCGCCGCCGACAGCAACGGCGCGCTTACAGACGACGACCGCGAATGGCTGGCACTCGGGCGCGCAGCTGGCGCACCGTTGCGGCGGTCGCTGGCGGCAATGCTGATAGAAGTGATCCGCGAACGCGCCGATCCGGTTGGTCGGCCGCGTCTCGACGTCGTGCCGTCTCGGCCAGCGCGTCGATCCAGCGGTGCCGCAACCGCAAAGGCAAATGATCGAGGTACGCCGCGACCATCGGAGTAAACCCGCGCACGGCGTCGGGCGGCGTGCGACCGCACGACACGACGACCGCGCGCAGCATGATCAGAGTCGTACGGCGGAGAGACGACGGCCAAACGGCCAACCGCGCAGCTAGCGCGGGCGACAACGCTTCGCGCATACGGGCAACCCTCCGAGTCGGTCGATTGATCGTGGGGAACCCGTACACGCCGGACGAACACGCCGCCGCCGGGATCCGGCTCTGACGACCCGCGTTACAAAACGGTCGTCGGAACCGGGCTATTGGACGGCAAACCGGCGCGCTCGTCAATCCCCCTCGCCTGTCAGAAGTACCAGCGGTTTTCGCGCAAAAAATTCGCGACGTCGCGGCGCGTGATCTCGCGGTGCCGACGGCGTGCGCCGCGCGTCGCGGGCACGATGGTTGTACCCGGCGGATACGTGTACGTCTTTCCCTCCTGAACGCGGATCGTGTTGTTCATCCACACCGCGCCCGGGAAGTACCGCGACAGGCAATCGACCGCCGATGATTTCGGCGAGACGTTGTCGCCCGTGAACCCGTACGATCCGTGATTCGCGGTGTTCCCTTCGAACCGCGCGCCGGTCAGCTGCGCGCCGGTCGTGTACGACCAGCTGGAACCGTTGCCGTCAAACACGTTGCCGAGTACGTGCAGGTTGGGGATTGGTCCTTGGATCTGCAACCCGCGCCCGCTGCCCGCCTGATTGCGATCACCAACGATGTTTTTGTCGATAGTGCACGTGTTGCGGTCAATCGTGATGTTGTGCACGCCTTGATGCGGGTAGTTCATCGGCCCGCCAATCGAGATCCCGCCCGACGTCCGACGGATGATATTGAGGCGTACGATCACGTCGCGCAGATCGACGAACGGGTCGGCGCCGTACTGCGATTCCGCTTTCAGGTTCATGACGTCGCCGTCTTGACCGTCGGCCCAATTGCCGTCGATCTCGTTGTGTTCGATGGTGATCTGTCGCCCGCCCTTGAACTCGACGCCGCACTTTACGACGTACGGTTTGGATCGCCACTCGTCCGGCTTATAGATCGTGTTGTTGCGAATGAGGATCCCGACCGGGACTTGCCCGATCCTGAACGTGTCGCCGCCGCAGAACACGCCGATTGCTGCCGCCTCAATATGGCTGTTCTCGACGGTGATATCGCCGGGCGAGTTCAGGATCCAAACGCCGTGCGTCTCGACGCCGTCGAGACCGACGCCGATCACGGTCGTACGGTTGACGCGGCACCCGCCGTGAATCGCGTACGCGTGTTTCGTGCGGTACAACCCGTCGACGATCAGATCCTCAACGAGTACGTTGCGCGGTTGCGCGGTCGGGTCGGTCGCGTCGTACGTGCCGATCTCGACCATGGTGCAGCGATCCGCGCTGCCGCCCGGGCGCAGCGTGCCGCGTCGTACGGTCACGTCGGACGCATAGATCCCGATGGTCGGTTGGTTGTCGACGCCGTCGATTCCCGCGTCGTCGTCGGTCTCGTCGAACGCAATCGCGACGCCGGGCCGGTCGACGCGTACCCGTTCCTGTCGACGGCCCATGACGAGAAACGACCGGGCCGACGCGTTCGCGTTCAGTGCGGCCTGTAGCGACGCGCCGTCGGCGACAACGACGTCGGCGGGCGGGTCGGGTGGTACGGGGGTTTGTCCGTCGTACGCGTGCACGACGTCGGCGATCTGGTCGTATGCCTGTTCTTTGGTGAGTTCGGCCATGATGCCGCGCAGAGTGCGCGACGGCCGACGGGCGGCGGGTTGATCAGTAGGACAAACAAAAATCGCCCGGCCGGTTCTAGCAGCTGCCCAAGATGCCAGACCGACCGGGCGAATGTCGACGCCGTCGCGATTATACGACGGGCGTTGCCTCGGGCGTCGCCAGCGTGACCGGCGCGCCCGCGTCCGTCGTCGCCAGCTGGCCGAGTGCGGCGGCGACGTCGGCCGGGTTGACGATGTGGTACCGGTCGAACACGTCGCGCGTTAGGTGCCCGGTGATCTTCATGGCGAGATTTTCGGGAATGCCCGCGATGGTCACTAGATTACGCGCCGCGCTGCGCCGCATGTCGTGCGGGCGGCGACCCTCGACGCCCGCCGCCTTACAGGCAGCGTTGAACCGGTCGCGTACCGATTTCTGTAACGCGCCCTTTGGTTGCGACGGGCACGGCGCCTGCACCATCGGTCGGCCGTTCGCCTGCGGGAACACCAGCGGCGACCGCACGCCGCGCGCTTCCCGTTCGCCCTTCGCCCGCCATGCCGCGTCGATCACGTCGGCCAGCGCGGGGAACTGACCGTACGCGATCAGTCGTCCCTCGTCGTTCTTCGCCTCGCCCGGTTCCAGCCGCACGGTTTTGGTTTCGCGGTCGACGTGCGTTTCCCACGTCAGAATGCAAACCTCCGACGCCAACCGCCAGCCGAGCAAGTACGCGAACACGACCGCCAGCCGTAGATCCTCGGGTAAGTGCGGCGTCACCTGATCGAATTGGTCGCGCTTGAAAAACCCTTTCCGCGCGTTCTTCGGGTCGGGCAATTCGAACTCGGGCACCGCGCCGATCTTGCCGAGACGGGCCGACAACCGGAACATGCGGCGCAGCGCGGCAAGGTACCCGTTGACGGTCGCGCGCGACAAACCCTCGGCGAGTTTCGCCGCTTCGAACTTGCGGATCCGGTCGGCGGTCACGTCGGAGAACTTCGCCAGCCCGCCGAACGCCGGTCGCAAATGGTTCTCGATCAGCTGCGCCGGTTTGTACGTGCCGCAACCGTCGGCGGCGAGTCGTTCCAGATACAGCGCGGCGGCGTCGTCGAACGTCCAGACCTTCGAACGCGGCGCGGCAATGTGATCGATGTTCTCGCCGCGCCCGATGGCGGCAAGGATCTCGTTCAACCGCTGCCGCGCTTCGGTCTTGTCGCGCGTGCCGCTGGTCTTGATCCGCTTGACGCCGTCGGCGTCGTAAAACTGCATCGACCAATTTTTCGATTTGCCCGGGCCGGTCTGGCGGAACAGGTGACCCGTTCCCATGACCCGCCGGTACTTGTGCGGCGTCGGAACGGCGACCCGGGCGCGGGCGGCGCGCCGGGCGGGCTGGCGGGTCGCCACGTCGGCGATCTCCGGGTCGGCGGCAGTCTCGGGCACGTCGGCCCGGGCGCCCCGCTGGCGGGCCGCTGGTGCCGTCGAGGTCGGGTCGGCGTAGCGGTCGGCGCGGGCGGTCTCGGCGGCGCGGCGGCGTTCGAACGGCGTTACGTTGGCGTTGGGCGTCGTCATGGCGTCGTTGTCCTTTCAGATGAAACCGGTATACGTGTCTGAAACAGTATAACCCGGTAACTAGTTTTTCCGGCTAGTGCAGCGACCTCGCCGGAACGGACAGACGACGGAACGTGCTGAAACCCTAATGATTTGGCGCGAAACGGCCGACCGTGCTACCGTCGGGAACCGGATCTCTTGTACACTCCCAATTCCCAAACGACCGACCGGAAACGACCGCGAACGACCAACGCTAACCGCAAGCGGCCTCGATAAACATTGGTCCGTTCGGTCATTCCCGTACTTTCCGCGCAAACCCTCGGGATCACCTGTTCCGCCGCGCTGTAACTAGTGATCACTAGTGACCCGCCTTGCCGACCACTACGGCCGGGCTGGCGGGCCAGCTGCACGGTAATTGTCTGTCAGAACATGCCGGAACTGTCCAGATACAGCGTTTAGGGCTGTATACCGGGCCGGAACGTGTTACAAGGTTCCGCATATGCCAAAACAAGCCCAACTAGATACAATGCGGGCGTTCATCGGGTCGGGAGTGATCAATCGGATCAGCGACCGCCAACACGCGCCGTTACAGATCGGGTCGCAAAGCTGGACGACGACCGAACTTGCCACCAAGCTAGGCGTCGTGCACACCAAGGCGGCGCGGGTACTCAGTCAGGCGGCACGGGAGGTCGGCGCGAAGAACGTGCACGACCTGTACAAACGAACGACGCCGTACACGTTCGCGGCGATCAAGGGTTTGGGGGAAACGACGGTGTACGTGCTTTGGCGGTTATTCGAATCGTCCGGGTTGGACCCGGCACGTTGGGCGGGCGACGTCAACGACGACGACGTCGGCACGTTCCGCACGCTGAAGCTACACGAACTCGACGCCGACAAGCGCGGGCGCACTGGCAGCGCGCGCCGGTCAACGCGTCAACGAACGTCGCGCGACACGCGCGCGGCACTGGCGGCGGATAAACCGTCGTCGTCTTGAAAGCGAGTCTTTGCACGATGGCAAAACACACGACGCCCGAGATCGACCAACTGCGGCAGCTGCGCGATCATCATTTGGCCGAAGCGCGCCGTTGCGACGACGCGATGATCCTGCTACGAAACATCGGCGGCCTTGTTCGCAAGGCGCAACAGCTGACCGGGAAAGCCAGCGCGCGCGCCGACGCCGACCCGTTGCCCGCGACGACGCCCGCCCGGCCGAAGCGCGGAAAGAAACCGCGCCAGCTGCGCAAGATCGAAGGAGTGTCGAGCGCGACGCGGTCGGCGCGCCGCGCAAAAACAGGGTCACGCCCGACCGACGTGATCCGGCGGCAGTTCTCGGCCGCTGGTGCCGCGTCGATTGAACGCGGCGAATTGCTGGCAAGTCTCGTTGCGGTCAATCAGCCGGTACCGCATCGGGTATTGGGCGTCGTGATCAAGCAAATGATGGATCGCCGCGAAATCAAGCGCGGCAAAGACGGCACGTACACGGCGTGGCGACTGCAACCGCCCGCCGGGCAACCGGAGGTCGCGCCGCCCAACGGCGCGCACGGCTAAGTGCCGCTGCGGCCGACGCCGACGCCCGACGGCGTCGGCCGCTAACCTACCGTGCCATTCCTACTCACGTTCGCCGCTGTCGCACTCGTCGTCGCGCTGGTCGTGCGCGCGCTGCGGATTCGCGGCTATTACGACGACGACGACCGCTAGACCGGCGGCATTGGTCCCATCATTGAGAGACGCACCGCGTTCGCTGGCGTCGCGTCGCCCCATTCGTGGTTAACAATCGAATTGCACGACACCTGAATATCGAGAGTGTCGCCCGCGTTCATCGACAAAATGTCGGTGACGGTAATGTGCTGGTACTGGCCGTCGTGCGTCCCGACGTACCGCGTGCGGATCGCGCTGCCATTCTTTCGCACTGAGTACGCCGCCATCGCGCCGGTACCGCCGCCGACGCCGCGCACAATCGTACTCGACGAGAACCAGTACGTACCGCCGCCGCCGGTCGGAACCACAATCGTCGACGCGCTGCCGGTGTGCATGCCGTTGGAATCAAAATCTTCGGTGATCAGGCTGATCACGGCGGCACCGCTTGCCGCCGTCGGCACCATGACATTGCACCATGCCGAACAGCGGTTGATCGGCCGCTGGTGCAAATCGAGTGTGTTATCGCGTACGTGCGTATTCGCCCAGCCCGCCGAGATCAGCGTGCCCGCGATGATCGTTACCGGAGCAGTCCAAGCCATACAGCCTCGGGTTGTTGGAGGATAGGCGGCGGCGGCGGGTCGGTCGACTGGTCGTTCTCGGCCAGCAAATCGGCGACGGTCTCGGCGGCGATCAACGCGTTGCGCGTCATGCCGCCCAGCGTGTTCCAGTGCTGGCGCTTCAGCCATCGCACGACTAACGCCGCCTCGATCCCGGGCACGTCGCCCGGCCAGAGGATCGACGGGAACGACCGGAAACAGCCCAAGCAAAACGTTTGATCCCATTCGGGATCCAGCGCGACGCCCGCAAAACAGAACGGACAGTCGGCGCACCAGCGGCCATAGTTCACGTACGCGACCAGCGGCGTTGGATCGATCACGATCTGAAACCGCCGCCGTTCGATCTTGCGTAACACCATGCGCCGGAACTGTTCGAACGTCTCGACGTCGTCGATCAGATCGCGCGGGATGATCAGCCGCGACCGCCCGTCGGTTACGGTGCCCATGTTGCCGTGTCCCATAGCGCATTGGCGTCGTCCCACACTCCGAGATCGTTTCCAGCGGTAAACGACGGGATCACGCCGAATTGCGCTTCTAAATGTGTTTGGTTCGTGAGGGAGAAACGATAGTTGGTCGACCAGTACCGGGTATCCGGGTTGATCGCCGCCAGTTCTTCGAACAGCGAAAACATATTCCCGACGCCCAACGTGATCAGGATTTGCTCTTGCGCGTCGTCGGGATCGGGTCGCACGGTCACGCGCGACGGGATCGCAATCGGCAATCCGAAAATGTCGATCAACCAGTCGGCGAAGTACCGCGCCGTCGTCATGCGATCAAGGTAGGGGTACGACTCCGACGTGCGGTGCAACCCATGCCGCCGCACGAGCGCGTTGTCCTCGGTGATCTCGGTGAGCGGGTTATCGGTGTACAGGATTTGCCCGCGCAGCTGGAACGTAAACCAACCTTGCGCCGCGTTGGTGTTCGTGACGCGCAACCGGAACCCGGAACCGCCCGCGACGAGTTCGACCGTGCACGAACTATTGATGTTCGACCCGCCGCCGTCGGCCGTGGTCAGGTTGTAATCGGTGCCCGCGACCATCGGTTGCACGTTCGCCGCGCCGATCTGACTGCGCGACTGCGCCGGATCCTGATACGTTTCTTCGATCAAGATCACGCCGTTCGCGGGAATCGGCGTCGCCTTGGTTTGCGCGTACAGGACCGACGTCGACGACGCGCCGAGACGACGCGGCGTGATCGTCTGTTCAACCGAATTGATCAACCGCGCGTCGCCCATTTCGATCTCTAGGGCGTGCATGGTTTCTTCGGTCAACGTGATATCGGGATCGACGGCGGTCTGTCGATGGTTCCGATTCTGGAACGTCAACACGCCGCCCGTGGTGGCGTCGGCGGCGATGAACGTCTGACCTCCCTCCGACTGATCGATCTTCGCGATCTCGGTGAGCATCGATTGATCGACGCGGTCAAAACAGAACGGAAACGTTTCCGCGCCCGTCTGCACCGACACCGCGACCGGCGGGTAATCCGCCATGTCGACCAGCGACGACCATGCGTCGGACGATACGACGTTGGTCAACACGGCGGCGCGCGTGACGTCGGTACGCGCGGCGACGGCTAGCCAATCCTCCGACATGCAATAGACGCGCGACGATCCTTCGAACCCGGTTTCGGGTTTGGCGACGGCGAGTCGACCACGGTGCACGATCCGCGACACGGCACCGGAGGTCGCGACGACCATAACCGGGATATTGAGATCGAACCCGGCGCGCTGGTTGGCGTGCCCGATGGTGTAGTACCCGGGTACCTCGACGCCGCCGATTACCGGGCGGTTCTCCAACACGAACGAGAACGTACCGATCCCGGCGGTGTGATCGCGGTGCGTCACGCCCGGCGCGCCGCCGGTCCATTGGATCGATTCGATGCGTACGTGTTCGGTGATCTCCGACCATGCGCGCGTCGCCTGCAACGACGCCGAGATCGTCGCGCTGCCGTTGCGCCCGAGCACGGCGTAATTGATATCGCCAATGAACCCGCCCGCGCCGTCGTTGAACATGCCGATCCGACAGTCGCCCGTCGTCGTCGCGGGTTCAACGCCGCTGGTCGCGACGGTCGCGCCCGACAGCGCGCCATCGATGTAGATCCGCGCGCCCGTGTCGGGCCGGTAGAACCCTTGGACGATATGCCACGCGTTGTCGGCGACCGCGCCGCGTCGAAAGCTAAAGATCGTCACGCCCGCGACGCGTAAGAAAAACTCGATCTGGCCGTCGACCAACGCAAGGTGATACCCGTTGGTGCCGCTGCCGACGTCGTGCTTTTGGATGATCGCGCGTAGCGTCGCGTCGTTGGTACTGGTGCGAATGAACGCGATCACGTCCATTGCGCCCGCCTCAAGACTCAGCGTGCGCGCGTGTTCGTCGCCCGGCCAGAGGTACCCCGCGCCGTCGTGCGGCACGCGCACGTACTGCGTACCGGTGAACCGCGATCCGATCCCTCCCTCGGGCAATCCGTTCGCGATCCCGCGCGTCGGCGCGTTCGTGTAGATCCCTTGATTTTTCTGGTGCATGAAATCGCGCGCGACCGTGCCGTACAGTTCGTGCAGATCCCATGCGGAGACAACGTACGCCTCCTCGATGATCCGATCTTTGAAGATCCCGCCCAGCCCGAGATAGACGGTGAGGATCACGGCGTCAACCCGACGGCGACCAGCTGCCGCGACACGAGTTCGCCCGGTAACCGCATGCGATCAAAGTGCACCGCGTCGCGCGTCGCGCGGAGTTCGGTGACCATCGTTGCGGTGAGACTTTCCAGCTTGCTGGTATCGGTCCAATTCGACGCGAACCGTTCCGCGCTGTCCTTCGGGACGACCGCCTCTTGCCCGTGCAACGCGACCATGCGACCCGCGCCGAAGTTTTCGAACCCGAGACCGGGCGTGCCGTAGCGATACCCGGTGCCGTGCCCGATCAGATCGACGATTGCGTCGACGGCGCGGTCGTAATCCTCACGCGTGCGCGACGCGTACAGCGCGGAGATCAGCTGATCGGCGACGTTGCCGTCGGCGGCGAACGACAGTTGTTCGGCGAGACCTTCGTACCCGCCGTAGCTGCCGAAGAAATCGTCACGCGGTTTGTTGACGTACTTGCTTTCTTCCGACCGGAACAGATCGCGGATTCCAGAGACCCAGCTTTTGATCGACTGGAATCCCGCGATGGCGGCGTCGACGAACCCGGTGAGGTCGCCCGACATGCCGCGAATGAACCCGCCGACGGCGTCGCGCGCGTGCCCGAACGACTGTACGAAATGGTTCATGACCTCTTTCGTTTTGCCGCCCATTGACGACGACAGGGAACCCATGAACGACTCGACGTTGCCGAGTGTCGTTTGGGCCATCGTCAGAAACGAACCCGTTACGGCGTTCGTCGCTTCGGTCGTCGGTGCGACCATGACGTCGTTGAGGCGTTCGAACCACTGGCCGATCTCGGTGATCATGTCGGGCACAATCGACCCGCCGACGACGGTCTGATACATGCCGCGAAAGAACCCGGTTACCGCGTCGATCTTTCCTTTGATCGCGGCGACGATCTGTTCGAACTTGTCGACCAGCCACGTACGGATTCCCTCGTACACGCGCTGCGCGACGTTGACGATCCCGTTGGGGCCAAGCCAGAGATCGCGGTACGACTGCACCAGCGACGTAATCGATCCCTTGATCTGTTCCCAGAGTTTCGCGACGTTGTCGACCAACCACGTTTTGATCGCGGTATAGACCCGGGTAACAACGGCGGTGATCTCGTCGCCGAAGAAATACCAGACGCCCGCCAACGCGAGCACGGCAACGGCGATGATCCCTTGCGGGCCGAGAAAGGCGAGGATCGTTCCGAACGCGGCGGGTAGCGTCGTCGTCAGGAACGTGACGACCGATCCGAGTGCGCCGAGTAACGCGCCGCCCGGGCCGAAGAACGACACGACCGACCCGCCCATGGCGATCAACGATTTGAACGCGGCGACCGGCCCGCCCGCGCCAATGATCGCCATAGTGATCGTGTCGAACGACGGCGCGAGACCGACGACGCCAGCGGCGACGCCTTGGATCGCGGGCGGCATGGAGACGAACGCGTCGAGTAACGGACCAACCGCGTTGGCTTTCAACGCGTTGATCTGGCCTTGCATCTTGTCCCACTGATCGCCCGCCGCGTCGGCCGACTCGATCACTTTCTGAGACATGATCGGCGCGGAGTTCCCGACGTCGGTGATCCCGGCCTTGATCATCGGGAGCAGGTTGACACCCGCTTTGCCGAACAGGTCGACGGCCAACGCCGACTGTTGCATCGGGTCGGGCACTTTGGCGATTGCGTCGGCAATGGCGGCGAACGCCTGATCCGGTGCCATGCCGCGCAGCTGGTCGACCGACAACCCGATCCCGGTCAACGCTTCGGCCGTTGCCTTGGATCCGTCGGTGACCTTGGTCGACATGGTCTTGATCGCGGTGCCGACGTCGCCCATTGACGCGCCCGCTTGCTGGGCGGCGAACGACAGGCGTTGCACCGCTTCAGCCGAGACGCCCATGCGCCCGGCGGCGTCGGCAATCGCCGACGCGTTCTCGACGACCTCGGCAACGCCGCCCGCGATATCGCGGAACGAGAACGCGGCGGCGATTCCCTTGCCGACGTTCGAAATCGTGTTAGCGAACTCGGACGTTTGCCCGGTCGCCTCGCCGAGACCCTTTTTGTAGTCGGACGTGTCAGCGGTCAGCTGCGCCCGAAGGGTTCCAATCGTGATGTTCCCGGCCATGGGTCACTTTCTGTCGCAACGGGATCCCGTACTTCGCCGACAACAGGTGCAACACCGACCGTTGCTGCGCCAACGTCTGTTGACGCGCCGCCGGTCGCCGACCGTGCGCGGTCAACAGCGATTTCAACGACGGCATACGTCGGTCGTTTTGTGTGCGTACGAAAATTTGCACCGCGCGCCATGCCTGCACGACGTCGCGGTCGTACTCGTCCTCGGCCCGGCGTCGCGCCGCGTCAAACTCGATGCGGAGTTCGCGCGGCGTCGACGACCAGAACACGTCGCGCGGTATGCCGACGCGCCGCGCCTCGATCAAGAGTTCGCGCCACGCTAACGGCTGGCGGTCGCTGGTGCCGGGTCGGGTTCGGGCGTTGGCGACGGCGGCGCGGGCACGACCGGAGGTACTTTTTTTTCGTGCGTTCCCGTGTCGTCGTCGTTGTTCAACGCGTGCAGATCGGCGAGCACGCGCCCGAGATCCTGCAACGACCCGAACTCAGACATCCAACGCCCGGCATCTTCGGGCGTCACGATCTCCGCGCCGTGTCGTTCCTGCAAGTACGACCAGACCATCAACCGCATGGCCGACACGCTGCCGCGCTGCGCAAGATCAGCCATCGCGGCGAACGTTTGTTTGCTGTAATCCTCCAACGCGCAGATCGCGTTGATCGTCGGGCGCAAGATCCACGTGCGCCCGTTGAGTGTGAGTGTGATTTCGCCGCGTTCGCGTGCCATGATCGCGACCTCGACGACTAGGGCAGATCCGCCGAGATATCCATCAGCGGCTGGATCTCGACGTCCAGCATGATCACGCCGTCCTCTCCGATTTCGCCCGGCTGGCACTTGGTGATCACGCCTCGGAACGGCCATTCGGTTTCTTCGACGACCGGCGTTGCGTCGGGATCGCCGTTCGGAATGATGATCTTCATGTTGCGTTCGGCGCGCGTGCGCCAGAGAAATACGAGACCGCCATCGGCGAACGCGCCCGATCCGCCGCCCGCGTTCGACTGCGATTCGTGACGCGGATCCCAGATGCACTGCACGGCAAACGGGCCGGTATCGCGGAGACCGGCGCGGTGTTCGCGGTGTGCTTCAGGCGACCGCAAGTGCGTCTTGTCGATGGTCTCCGTCGACATTTCGCCGGGCGTGATCGTCTTGACTTGCGCGACGGCCGAGAACGTTTCCGGCCCGGGCGTGTCGTTGCCCGCGCCGATCAGCCATTGCGCGCCGTACCCGTGGATCGCTTCCGACGGGTAGAAAGTATCGGTAACGTCGGCCATGGTTCGTTGCTCCTACACTGCGAAAGCGGCGAACGAGTGCCAACGCCAATGGATCATGTAATCCAGCTGCCAGCGTTCTAGGCGTTGCTCGTTCACCACGAACAGCGGGCGTCGATCAATTCGAAACGCGCCCGTAATCAACAGGTCGTCGACGATTCCGCGCCAGCCGTCCAGCGCGCCCGCGTCGCCCGGGCCATCGATTGCCGCCGCGATATCCGCCGCCGTGTCGTACGCGTCGACGCCGGATCGTTCCCGCGCGAACACGTCGACTTGCACGCGCGACCGCTTCGGCCCGCCGCTGCCGCGCAAGTGCGGCAAGGCGACCTCGTCGATCAGCTGCACCGACACGAACGGCGACACGACGCCTTGCGGCGCGTGCCCGACGTACACGCGCGTGCCGACCAGTGCGGTTAGCGCGGGCAGCTGCAACAGCCGGGCGCGTACGGCGCGTTCGGGCGTGTTCATTTCGCCTCCCTCGCAATCGCCGACCAGAACTCGTCGCCGATGGTCGACAGCGCGCCGTCGACGTTCTCGTCGAACGCCGGGCGCATAAAGGGTTGGGCGCGGTGATGTTCGGTGCCGAACTCCTGAAACGATCCGTAAAACGCGCGTTGACTCGGGCCGATCACGACGCCCGTGTCGCCGCTGCCGACCTCGCCGCGCGACGCGGGTTCGACGACGATCTCGTCGCGGAGATCGACGCCGCCGGGCCGGTTCGGTGCCAGCTGCGCGGCGCGCGCGCGGATCGCTTCCGCCGCGTCGGTCAACGCGTCAACCTGCACGCGCGGCGTCAACGCGTCGGCCGCACGCGTGATCGCGGCGTCAAGTTCCCGCACGCCGACCAGTTCAAACTTGGGCGGCATCGGTCTTGACCCGGGTCGTTAGCGTGATCTCGTCGCTGCGCGTCTTGTGCGCGTCGACAATGTCGTACGTGCGACCTTGGTACACGAGTCGCCGCAACCGTGGGACGTCGACGACGTCGGGATCCATGTCGGGCAGATAGGGCAACGACCAGCGGTGTTCGGCACGCGCGGCAACCTGCGTTGCATCGGCCTGCCAGACCTCGCCGCCGCGCGACGCGATCTCGCGCGCCATCCAAATCGGCGGCACCGTGTCGACGAACGTGTCGACCGGCCCGCCCGAGTCGCCCGTCGACGTCGTGCCGTGTTGGATCGTGACCAACCGATTACGCGTGCCCGTTGCTGCCGGTGCCATGGGTCACGCCACCGTCGGATCGCGGAGCATCGACAGCATGTCGAGTACGCGCGGGTTAAACAGCAACGGCGACGGTGCGTCGTCGCCGCGAAAGCGGTAGAGATCCTGTAGAACGATCAGCGTCGCGGCGAGCACGATTGCGAACTCCCGATCCGTCGTCGGGTCGCTGTTCACGTCCCATGGCGGATCGCCGTCGCGCTTCAGGTGTTGCCACACGAACGCCTCGGCCTGTGCAATCTTCAGCAACAGATCGTCGTCGTCGGGTACGCCCAACGTGCGGGTATGGTCGCGGGCGACGTCGAGGTCGACGTACGGCATTAGCCGACCCTCCCGTCGCGCCCGCGCTTGACACACAACCGCCATGCACGGTCGTCGGCGTGTTCGTCGGGTTTCTCGTTCGACGTGTCGCGTACGGCGACCCATGCCGACCCGGCATGCGAGACGACGTCGCCCTTGCTGTAGCTGGCGGCGGCGTCGTACACGCCGACGAACAGCGGGATCGGCAGATCGAACGGAAATTCTTTGACCCGTTCGCCGTTGCGTACGACCAACGTCAACCGGCGCGCGCCGTCGTACTTCGCGGTGAGGTCGGCGAACCCGAGACCGTCGACGCCATCGCGCCCGGCCGGGCCGGTTTGCCCAACCGCGCCGTCATGGCCGGGCGGGCCGGGCGGGCCGGGTTCGGCCGGGCGCTCTTCCAGCGCGGCGACGCGCGCGGCAAGCGGTGCAACGACGGCGGTCAACGCCGCGCGCAATGCCGGGCCAATCGCCTTGACGACGGCGGTTGCGGTCTCGACGGTTAGGCGTGCCATTGGTCGAGTTCCTTTGTGATCGCCACCGTCAACGCCCGTTCGACGTCCTCGGGCGGGTCGTCGTCGTCGTCGTCGTTCTCGTCGTCGGGTTCGTCGTCGTCGGGATTGCGCGGCGGTTCCGGCGGCGCGCCGCTGGTCGGCGGCGTCGCTGCCGCCAACGCCTCTAGGCTGAAGTACTGCTGTTGCAGGAACGGTTGGTCGCCGCCTTTGACCGGGCCGAGACCGAAGTACTGCCGCCGCGCCTCGTTGATCGACATGACCGCCGCGCCGACGGCGTCGCGCGCCGCCGTGACGCGTGACGCGGTATCCATGCGCAACAGATCATTGAGATCGAGTTCGACGCCGACGTCGGCGGGCAGCGACAGACCCTCGTCTAACCCGAGTTCGACGCACTCGATCAACGTCTGCAAACATTGGGTGTAGTACTGCAACGCCAACGCCTCGACGTTGGTGTTACTCGGCGGCGGGCCAACGCCGACCATGTACGCGGGCACGTGGTACGCCGTGCACACCTGTTCGGCGGAGTACTTCAGCTGTTCGATCAGCTGCGAATCGAGTGCGCTTACGCGCGTGTTCTCGTACTTCAGCCCGTCGCCCAGCAACGCGACCCGGCCGACGTTCGATCCGCTGTGCCCGAGTTCGAAATTGGCTTTTACCCGCGCCGCTTGTTCTTCGGTGATCCGGCCCGGCGCGGTGAGGATCCCGCCCGGCATGGTGCCGTTGCTAAAAAAGCGCGTCGAGAAATCCTGAATCTTGATTCCGTTCAATGCGGCGAGACCGCACGCCGTCAACGGCGGCACGCCGCACAACGGATGAAACAGCGGTACGTATACGTCGTGAATGATTTCGCTGGCGGGTACGGTCACGTCGGTATCGACGCCCGCGATCTGGTCGGTCGACAGCTGGTAGTACACGTCACCGTTGACGGCGACCAGCGGCCGAACGCGCGTCGGGTCGAGTACGTACAGCGCGACGACGACGCGGCGCGCGTCGCGAATCTTGAGCACGTACGTGTTGCCGTGAATCAGCTTTGAGACGATCCACTGTTCCAGAAACTTGATCCGGTTCTGGTAGTGATTCGGTTTGCGAAGCACGGGCGACCATGCCGGGTTGTCGGTCTCGGTCCAGATCCCGTCGGCGTCGCGCGCGATCAGCTTGATCCGTAGCTTGCCGATGTCCGACGAGATCAACGTGACGCACGCGTACAGCGCGGCGTACGTGAGTACCGTTTGCGCGGTGATCTCGATGTTCTGTTGCCATGCGCCCGCGTACGATTCGCGGATCAACGGCCACCAACCGCCGCCGTGCGACGTCGGCACGACCGCGCGCGGCGCGGGCACGGGTGCCGCTTTGCTGCGGAATCGAGACCAGACGGACAGCAAAGGATCGACCTCCGAAGAAAAGTGCGGCGATGCGGGTTGCGCGCGTTCACGTCGCGCGCTTAACACTTCATGTAGCGCGCGCATTGCCCGCATGCCGCGTCGCGCCGGTCGTCGGGTTGCCAGCGACGACCGACGCGATCTTGGTGGCGACTACCGCAACGGCGGCGACGACGGCGGCGGCGTCGACGGGCGCGGCGGCGCGGCGGCGCGGCGTGCGGCGAGTGCCGCCGCTTCCGGTTCCGGCGTACCCCATGCGACGTCGGACAGCCACACGACCGCCTCGGGTCGGCGCTTCGCCCAATTGATGAACCGTTCGGCGCGGAGACCGATCAGGTTGTTCTGCCAGAGCGAGACGAGTTCCGCACCGGTACCCGCGCCGCCATCCTGCGTTGGCGCGTCGGACATTTCGAGCGACGCCTCACGCGACACGTCGACGGTCACCGATCCATCGTCGGCAAGGAAAATGTCGGGCGCGTTCGCCGCGATCACGATGTTGTTGTGCGGCGCGGCGACCTTCGCGTACTGCGAGGTCACGACCGTGATCCCTTCCAGCGTGCCGCCGTCGATCCCGATTGACGGGAACTCGCGTACGCCTTGCGCGTTGCGGAGTAGCGAGACCTGCAACGCCAGCGTCGCGGGCATGATCAGCGTGAGACCCGCGACGTTCTGATTGGCGGCGAGGTACGCGCCGAGCAGTGCGCCGATATCCGCGCGAATCGCGGCGGCGTCGTTGCCTTCGGACGTGATCGGCGCAACGCCGTTCGTGATCGACGCGGGCGACACGCCCGCAACCGCCGCCTTGGCGGGATCGATGAAATCGATATCGATCCGTTCGACGAGTGCGGCGGTGAGCGCGTCGCGTACGAGACCCTCCGCGCCGGGCGTCGAGAACCGCGCGAGTTCTTCGGTGATCGCGGCAATCGCGGCGACCTTCGCCCAACCAAGGATCGTCGGCGCGAAATCGAACGAGGTCAGCGGCTTCGGCTTCCCTTGTCCGACCCAGTACCCCGCGCCGCCCGACGTCTGGCCGATGATCCGCACGTTGAACGGCACGCGCCGCAACGCCGGGATCCGGCCCACGATGGTACGCGGGCGCAAGTACTCGATGAACTCCGACGCGAGATTCGCGGGATCGACCAGCGGCGACGCCCATGTCGCGTTGGTCGTGTTGCCCGGCGGAACAACCGCCTTCAAGTGCAACGCCAGCCGCGACGAATCGGGGTACCAGCTTTTCGCGATCTCGGCGGCCGACACGAACTCGCCGCGCTGCGCCGCCGCGAACGACGCCGCCTTGCAGATCACCGCACGCGCGAACTCGATCCCTTTTTCCGTTTCGCGCTGTACGCCGACGACCGTATGCGTACCGGTCGGCGCGGGCGCGGGCGACGGCGCGGGCGTGCCGCGCTGCGGATCGACCGGCGCGGCGGTCGCCTTGTTGATCGTGTCCAACGTCGTGAGACGCGCGACGTGATCGTCGAGTGCTTTGACCTCGCCGACCAGCGCGTCGTATTCCTTCGACTGATCCGCGTTCAGCGTATTGTCGCCAGCGGCCGACATGATCTCGGCCATGCGCGCCGCCTTGGTGCCGCGCGTCGCGTTGGCGGTTGCGATCTGATCGGCAATCGGGATCTTCATGGCTGGTACCTGAGTCGTCTTGACGACGACAGTTCCCGCGACGCCGGGCGTTGACTGGATCGAGACGACGGCGTCGCCAGTCGCGGCGCGTGCCGTGTCGTCGAGGGACTTAACGAGATTGATCGTGGCGGCGGCGTTGGCGGGTACGGTCACCGCTGAGAGTTCCAGCCATGACCATTTGCGGAAGTGGTACCCGCCGCCCGCAATCGGTTCGGGATCCGACAGCGGCCGAAAGCCAATCGAGAGACCCTTGATCAGACCCGCCTTGATGGTCTGCCATGCCTCGTCGAGTCGGTCGCGCAACGCGCCCGCTTCGGTGACGTGCGCGATCTTCGCGACGATTGCGATCCCTTTGCTGGTCACTTCGGCCGACACGACCTCGCCAATCGGGCGCGTGCGGTCGTGATGCCAGAGCAACGGCAACGGCAACGTAAACGCCGCGCCTGTCGAATCCATGACGTCGCCGTCACGGTCGGGCGCGGGCGTCGACGCGATCCCGCTGATCGTGCGCGACGCCTCGTCGGATTTTTCGATGGTGAGCAGCGCGTACGCGCGGTGCATGCCGACGACTGTGCAGGCGTCGCGGCGCGCGTCGGGTTATTCAGTAGGAAAACGTTTCCGGTCGCGCAGCGTGTCGGCCAGCGCGCGGCGCACAATCGACGAGACCGACACGCCGTGACGTTCGGCGACCTTGCACGCGCGGTCGTGCAAGCGCGTCGGGATCCATGCCGAGACCGACGACCCGGGTTCGGGCGCGCGCGGTCGACCCGGCGGGCGGCGGCGATCCTCAGCCATCATCCGAAGAAATACGTTTGGTACTCGGGCGTGTTGTCGGTGCGATCTCGCCGCACAATCGCGCCGTCGATTGCCATAACGACCGCCGCGATCCCGTCGATCTTTTCGGGCGACCGTTCTTTCGCGATCCGTTTCTCGCCTTTCGCGCCGGTCACCAGTACGAGATTCGCCGCCATCCACGCGAGGATCGGATCGTTGCCGTGGCACAAGAGACCCGCCGCGATCAGCGCGGAGAACCGCTTGATCGCTTCATGCAACGGGAACCCCTGCGTGAGCGGTACGAGGTCGAGACCTTCGGCCGTCAACAGCTGCGCCGTCTCACGCGCCGACCGCGTGTCGTAATACACCGCGCGCAACCCGTCGGCCGACCAGTCGTCGCGGATCGCTTGCCGCACGACAGAGAAATCGATCACGTCGCCGTCGGTCACGACCAGCGCGCCCGCCCGTTCCCATTCCTGATAGGGCCGATCCGGGTACCGTTCCAGCGCGGCACTTGGCAGGAAGTACCGCATCTTGACCGCGACGCGCCCGTCGTCGAGCACCCACAATCGGCACCATGCCGAGAAATCGTCGGTCTCCCCAAGGTCGAACGATCCGAACGCGTCGGCGGCGGCGAGGTCGTCGTCACTCGGCAACGGTTGACACTGCGCCCAACGGCCCATGTCGACCGCGCGATCAACGCCTCGGGTCCAGATCCCGAAATTGAACCGCAGCAACGACGAGACTTCCGACGGCATGCCGACCGCTTGTCGCACCAGCGCGCGCACGTACGACCACGGCAACGAAACACCAAGGTTCGGGTTGGGTTTCGTCCAGTGCGGACCCTCGGTTTGCCAGCTGTCGCAATTCGGGCAATCGTCGTCGGGAAACCAGCGACCGCGCGCGACGCACTCGTCGCATGGGTCGAGTGCGCAGATAAACGCGAACCAGTCGTCGCCCGGGATCGTGCCGTCGAGTACCTTGCGGCTGTACTCGTGATGTGCCCAGCACACCGACGTCCGGTCGAAACCCGCGTTGGTCGGTTCCAAGATCAACGCGTTGCGCCGCGCCTTGGTGCCGCGCCGGATCTTGTTCACGACGACCGGCGTTGGCTGTTCGTGCAGCTCGTCGATCAACGCGCCGCTGATCCGCTTGCCGTCGAGTGCCCGCCGTTCCGCCGAGATCGCCCGAATAAACGACGACGTACGCGGCAGCGCCAGATTGTTTTTCGTCGGCAACATGACGTCGCGCAAGTGCGGCGACGCGGCGACCATTCGTTCGATATCGGCGAACGCGATCCCGGCCTGTTCGCGCGTGACGGCGGCAACGTAGTACTGCCCGCCGCGTTCGCGATCCGAGACCAGCATGTACAGCAACAGCCCGGCGCACATGGGCGTTTTGCCGGAACCCTTGCCGGTCTCGATGTACGCCGTGCGGAACCGCCGGTCGCCGCGCGCGGTGTACCAACCCATCAGCGACCCGACGACGAATTGTTGCCATGGCGACAGGATGAACGGCGGCGCGTCGTCGCTGGCGGCGGTCGACGCGTCGTCGCCCGCGTCGCTGTCCTCGGGCAAACAGAGCACGTCGCGGAAGAACTCGATCACGTCGACGGCGGCAGCTGCGCGCCATTCCCAGCCGCGCGCCGCCGCGACGTCGAGGTCGGCCAGATGGCGGCGGCACGCCGCGACGACGCACCGCGACGCGACCGTCTGACCGCCGACGACCGATTCGGCGTACGCCGTGACCGGATCACGCGTGCGACGCGGGCGCGCCGTGCGCATCAGTCGAGGTATTTCGCTAGCGGGTTGTTGCGGCGAAGTTTGGATCCGCTGCCGGTCGGGCCGACCTTCGACCGGCTGGCAGGCGTAAACCCGAGTTCAGCGTCAACGCGCAGCAACAGCGCGACCGCCCGGCCGACGTCGGCGCCAACGTCGCGGCGGTCGTTCAACGACTGCACGCGTGACCATAGCTGGCAGTGCATGACCGCCAGCGCGCGATCCGTCGCGACCAGCTGCCCGGCGTCGCTGGCGGGCGCAATCGTGCGCCGCCATTCCGCCGCCGCCCGTTCGTCGGTCAACAGTTCCGGCGGCAGCTGCGCCGACAGCGGCGACGACGCCTCGGGCGACTCGTCGACTGGACGACGGCCCGGGTTCCCGGTGAGTAGCTTTAAGGCGTTCGACTTGCGGCGGGCTGGCATGGCAACGCGATCCCGAACGGAACCCGCCGGGAACCGATCTGCAACCGACCAGAACCGCCCGGGAACCGCGCGCCAATGTGGAGCGCAACCGGGTCGCACGTCAAGCGCGACAACGCGCCGGAAAAGCGACCATCAAATGCCGGGAATCCGACCGCGCCGGACACGTGCCCGCAAACCGTTGATTTTGCTAGGGTTTTGGGCCTGTCTGAAACGTGCCAACCGCGAAAGTGCGCAAGGCAG